GTATAGCCAAGTGCGGGACTTGTTTCGGAGACATAAGGCAAATCGCCTATGGCCTTCCTAATGAGTTTCCTCATGAGGCTAGTTGTACGCCAATAACCCTTCTTATAGAAGAGGTTAGACGTAGCAACCCAAGACAAGACTTCCGACACTTGTCGCTTGTGCTCAGGACGTGTTCTGCGTACGTAAACTGGTGTTACCAGTTCACCCGCATAAGCGTCAACACCGCAAGACTCTCGAAAACATCCGTTAACGAAAGTTTTGTTGAGGTTTACCTTACAATTATACTTTTGTAGGTAATCGAGCACAATGGTCGCATATGTGTTAGGGACAATAATATCGTCCCCATACACATAGACATCCCGGGATACCTTAAAGGCATTCTGGAATGTCACAGGAAGGTCCTGTGCCCGGAGGAGAGCCACTACACAAATCGTGTAGAAGTACATGGCTTCCACCGGAAAACAGAGAGCACTACCCATAGACGCAAACTTCTTAAGGTGGGAGATAACTCTCCCGTCCGGAAGTTCAGCGCTAGTCGATCTACATGCATCGATAGCATCCTGAAAATCAGGATGGCATCTAAACATCTCACGAGCTAGTGACCAAGGAACTCGGTCACTAGCATCGGAAAGATCAATAGTTGCATATTGACCTGTAGCCGACGCGATCAAAGCTAAGTTCTGATTGATGGTTTGGTCAGTAAAGTTTACATGACCTCCAGCAATTTTAGAAGATTCAATTGCCTTAACTAAGGCTCTTGATATCCCTTGTTGTGCATATTGCATACAACAAGGCTCAATTGCAATGATCCGGGGACTTTTCAGAGTTTTCGGAACCGGGACAACTCGAACCGAGCGTTCCGCTTCCGTGGACACGAACGACACCATTTGGAGCTCCTCTGAATTGAAAGGCAATCCACTAGGATAGCCGTTTCCAATAAGAGGGAAATAAGGCTCCAGACGTTCGTACCACTCCTGCCAAACATATTTCTGATTTCCAGATATATGTTCTGCAGTAGCTCCAGGACCATGTCTGGGGTCACAGTCGGAAAGTGCAATAGCACTAATGACAGGATCCCATAACACAGAAGCAGCCAAGAGAAACTCTTGCTGGTCTTCTTCTTGGAGTTGAAAATCTGAAAAAGACTGCTCAATTGTGACAAAGTTGTCAAGGGCTGACTGAACCCTATCAGGGGTACAGTCGATCTCGATCTTGGCGAATGCCCGGCAAATTTGCCGGACAGAATCGACAATAACGGGAAACTCTTGAACGTCAATCCCTTTCGGGGGGTTGTTTTTGTCATAAATCCTTCCTGTCTCTCGGTCAAACATTTGACTGATCATACCTTGCAGAAAAGCAGGGATTGATCCGCATTTTCGGAAACTCCGAAAATACGATGAGTCAATGATCCCTTCGGCCAGGCTTCTCTCGAAGTCCCGGCCAAACTGGGGAAGGGTAATCGTCAAAAACGATATACCTTCATGTTTGACTCGTGATCTTATGGTTTCAAGATCACGTAAATCGGAGACATCAGCGACGCACTTCATGCAAGCATCCTCATAGAGGGCATGCATGACTCCTAAAAGGTCACTTACGTTGCTTTTCATGATTCCTCCAAAATCGGGGGTAATCATCAAGCCGCGAAGTGTCTGCCAACCTGGAATCAATATTGATACCAGGCAATTCCGATACCAAATACTGAAAACCAGTCGACTTAATGGCGCATGGATAGAGGCAAATACTAAACAAAGAAGATGTTTAGCAAGCGACTATCCAGACGTGGAAGCGTGAACCATATTTAGTTCACGATTCCTGCCCATAAAGTTTGTCGATGGCAGTATTATCTAGCCAGGTTTTAAAACCGGCTATAAGCTGTTCACACTCAGTCATCGAAAACCCCGCAAGGGGCCGATTAATGAGTAGCGAAACAGAGAGAGTCTCGTAGTCGTTGACAGCAGTCAACGGATCTGCAACAACTTTTCTCTGATCCAGCCGGACACGGGTATTAACCCGGTCCTTAGACTGGATTGACCCAATCGTCAGAGTATACGTCTGATCAGATTTCTGATAAGTCGATTCTCTGCCTTGAGTTTGCACTCGAGGCATCGATTGAGCAACAGCATTAACGGTAACGGATTGTGGATCGGAAAACATTCGTGGTTGACCTCCTAAAGAGTTAGGCGGGTTAATCCTTGTGTGGGCTGGGTAGGTAGCCTATTCCTATCCCTGCTTTTCTGAGACACAAGGCAGATAGATCCGAGTTGATTGACACACAAGAAGTGTTTATTATGACTTCTTGGAGATGCCAAGAGCAGCAAGGATCGCCAATTGCTTTGGGGACAAACCGTCCCAAGGCAAGCTAAAACCATATGGACTTTCTGCTTCTCTTCTTTGTTTCACATCAGTAACCTGTGTGAACTCAAAGACCTTAGTACCACCCGACGCAGCGTTAAAAGGAATAGTATTCCTCAACGTTAACGTCGAAACCTGGTGGTGTGTAAGGTACAGATAGCGGGCTGCCATGTTGTCCATGGTTTGGTCCTGGGCAATCTGAATATTTCGCCCAGCACCAGTGACCCAGTCAACAAGCCAAGTCCAAGGTATCGCTTTGTAAATATTCGACGGATTGACACGAGCACCGTGAAGGTCAATTTGACGCTTCACGGTGTTCAGAGCGCCGAAATAATCATCGGAGCTCTTGTCAAATTCCGGCAAATAATAACGGAATGAACCAACAGATTCAGCGTGCGTCCACTTCTCTTCTTGGATTTCCCAAGAAGGTTGTTGGTAATGCCCGCCAGAAATGTTGAGAAAATCATCATCAGAAGGCCAGATAGACCATCCGGCCCCCTTATTGATGGTATTCACATCCCGTTGATTTACAAGAATGGCGCGTCTCCTTATCCATTTTCCGTTATCGTTCGTTAAACGACCGATACGGTCATTGGCATTAATGACATTATCAATAGTATTTTTAACGTCATTAAGAAAAGGGACCCAACCGAAGTTGTGATTGAGAAAATGGTCCGAAGCAATCTTGGGAGCTTGTCTCCAAGAAGACTTCTTACTGAGGAGGCTCCACACATCGTGGAACGCCTCAGAGGACTTTTTGAGCATATGAGGTACATCACGTATCTCAGCAAGTGCTACAAAAAGTCCACCTTGCTCAATCTTAGGCTTGGTTTTATCCCAAGCTGCGCCATCAAGACTAGACGTCGAGGGAATTAAGGGAGAGTTTTGGGCCAAGTTAGCACCGAGATGAATCATATCGATGCTACCAGGCCAAGACATATTCAGATTACAAACACCTGAATACTTGATACGACCAAAATCCGGCCATAAAGACCGTCTAAAGTTCGTAATCAAACTCCCGACCCCGATCTGCCCGTTACCGGGCATCCTATACTCGATTTTAATCTTTCGGAACGGACCCCCTTCATGATACGGTGGACCGGAGTGGAGTTGATCCACGCACGATTCACCGCTCTTGTAGGGAAGCCAAGTGGGGGACTCAAGATAGGAATTAAACTTCCAATCCTGCGAACCCAGGTCTCCTGTTTCAACGAAATAGGAGCCCATTTTAACTGGCTTGTCTCCCGAAGGAGACGGTTGAATCCGTTCACGAAAGCGAGTGGATGACATAGTCTTGCGAACCTCCAAATGGTTAATTTGTGTTGTAGACAAAGTCTACACTGCGACTGCGACACAAACTAGCTACAACGAGTGTGCTATAAAGCACCAAGGTCCAGGCCATCGTGCAGGTTGCACGAAAGAATCATATACCAGAGGTAGGTTACAAAGCCT